CTGGTGATTTAATATCGTATTGTGCTGATTCAGGTAACTCTAATATAACATCTGAACCAAATCTTTGATTATTTCCTAAATCTGCACCACTTACTACAGGTTGTCCAAACATTTGAAATCTTAAACCTAATTGCATTTCTGTCATCGTTATATTAATATGTTCATTAGCATTCATGACATCATTTGCACCTTCAACATAAAATGAATCACATTGATGCTCTCTATGAGTAAAAGCAAAAGGTAAAACACCATAACCATGTCTTTTTTCTTCAATAATCTTACCTGATTCATCGAAAATAATGTATGTTTCATTATTCCATAATATATATTGTGATTTATCTGTATTACTAGAATCGTCTGAATAATTCATTAAAGGATAAGATATTGCTACAGGTTTAAATGGGTCATCTCCAAAGAAAGGGTGGAAATAATAAATAGGTTGATAATCAAAATGTGGCATTTCATCATCAACATACATTACTCTTACAGCTAAAGTTCCTATTAATCTTGTCATTCTTTCAATATGCTTCATTTTAGCATCTTTTAACACAGAAAGATCATTATACTTCTTATTAACATTCCTATCTGCACCTATTGTGTAGATTCTTGACATTTTATTTATAAATTTTTTAGTTATATTTGCTTCATAGGGAGGAACTTCTCTAAAAGCATCTAAATCAAATCTGTTTTCTATATAATAGCTTGTATTATTACCATTATAGTAATCTAATAATTTATGGATATAACTTTCTCGTCTTTTATGATTTTCAATTTTTAAAACATTTAAGCTATCCTTAATAGCCTGTCTACCTTGTCTATATATCATCTGTTCCTCACTTTAATTTGTCTGTTTTTGATTGGGAAGTGATTTATAAAGAAATATCTTAATTGGTCACATCCATGATCGTGATAACCATCTTTTAATGGTTCTGGTTTTAAATCTTTTCCATCTACTGCTTCAGGGTATCTATAACTTTCTAAATCTTCTGCCATACCTATACAGTTGTTGTTTAAATGTAAATATCTTTCGCCATTAGCATTTTCAATAAAACTTCTTACATGATTTATACCTGCCGATATACTTCTTGATGCTTTATCTGTTATAGAGTTTACTATTATACCCTTGCTCCTAAAAACTTCTATATCTCCTATACCTGATTGGCTTGATGCCTGTAATCCTGCTGGATCACCATAATACCTTACAACATTATAAGGTTTTGATTTTATAATATCTACTAATTCATCTGTCTTGATATTTGTTTTATGAGCAACCTCATCTATCATATTTATATGCCATTCTCCATTTACTCTATGGGTTTGATACCATCCCACAGATGGCATACGGTAACCAAAATCAATACTGCAAAAAACAGGGAGGCGAGGATTGTAAGGGTAATAGCCAACATCAATGTTTCTATCAAATGGATAAACCCTACCTTCAAAACTCGTAAACTGTGCACCATACTCCTGATCATAAAGTTCTTTAGACATATTCCTTTTTCTTTCAACAAGGAATTGATCTGTTTTACCTGTAGGAAAAGCATATTGATTATCCCAAGACGGTGCTTGGTGTGATTCCCATAATTCATCGCTTTTACCTAATAAATATAAATCATATAGCCAATTAAATCCTTCTGGTGTAGATATAAATATACCTTTACCTTTTCTGTCTGATAATGTTGGAGATAAATACATATCCCAAATTCTTGGTCTTACTTTAGCTGCTTCATCTATAATCAGTAAATCTAAACCTTCACCAACAAGTGAATCAGGGTTATCTGCTGATTTAGCCTCTACAGTTGTTCCCCATTTAAACTTAACATATCTTTCTTTTTCTGAAGCCCTAATAACATCTTGTGGTCTGCCTTTGACCATTTTTTCCCATACTTCTCTAAACATCAAGTCGGCTTTATCATAAGAAAGACCTACTAACCAGATCCGTTTGTCAGGTTGGGAGGCATAAAAGGTCGCTTCCATAGCACTCGCAGTCGTCTTTCCAAATCGCCTCCCACATACCATGACAAAAAACCTTGCAGACTCTTTTGTAGGGAAGTGCAATTTTCGTTGACCTTCGTGAGGTTTATAACCTAAATAATCGAACCATTTTTGCTTATAATTATTTAAATCTTGCATAATTCCACCATTGTAAGTTAAGTTACAATGTATGACAAACGCAAGATATAGTATTTTGCGATAAAAAATATACAACATAGGAGGACAGTATGTCTGAAGAAAAAATAGTATCAAATGAAGCAGTTGTGGATAATGGTACAGAGAATGTTACTCAAGAAGTGGCTCAAAATGAGTACATAGCAGAAAGTAAAAAGTATAGAAAAAGAGCTCAAGATGCTGAAAGTAGACTCGCTAATTTAGAAAAACAACTACAAGCTCAAGAAACAGCGAAACTTAAAGAGAAAGAAGAATATAAAACTTTATATCAGGCAGAAGCTGAAAAAGTAAATGAACTTTCTCCATACAAGGAAAAGTATGAAGGTTATGTAGAGCAAAGAAAAAACAAGTTGTTAGAAAAGTTACCTGAAGAAAAGCGAGAAGAGTTTGGTAACCTACCTATAAATTCATTAGAGTTTATGGTTGATCAATTAAAACCAAAATCTCAAGAACCTTCAGCTAGAAATCTTGTAGGCACTAAAAATACAGAGTTTGGTGGGTATTCTTCTTTTGCTGAATGGGCACAAAAAGACCCAAAAGGCTATGAACAAATAAATGGTAATGTAGGGCTTAATACACAAGGTGGAAATAAAATTGCCTAAAATTAAAGCTAATGATGGTGGTCATAAATCTTTTGGTGTAGATGTTGATCCAAACAAGGATTTAATACACAACACACAAGAAGATGGTTCATGTAATGCTTATTATAAAGGTTCTAAGATGAAATACGATGACTATTTAAGTGAATTAGAATCTAGATATGATAAAAATTCCAAAGGTAAGGATTTTACATCAAGGTCTATAGGTATTTTTGGTGGTGTAACTTTTGATAAAAATGGTAATATAATTTAATTCCCTCTTTGGGAGAAAGTGTAGGATAAAATGGCTTTAGGAAGTGGTGGCACAAATGTCACAGCCTCAGCAACAGTTGCTGGTGGTATAGGAAAGGTCTTAGGAGATGCTGTAATAGCATTTAACAAAGTGAATGTGGTTTCACCACTAGTAACTTCAAGAATAGGTGTACAAGGAGCTAAATCAGTAGAATTTGCTGATTGGACAGTTGCTTCATATGCTGATGTAACTGCTGCAACAGAAGCAACAGATACGACTGCTCAAGCAATAGCTACAACAGCTAGAACTGCAACTCTATCAGAGCATGTAATTCAAGTTGATGTATCTGACTTAGCAGAACAGTCTTATGGTGCAGGTGGCTCACTTGGTGGTAATGCAGGTGCTGTAATTGGTAATGCTGTTGCTGCTCGTTTAGATAATGATTTGGTGCAATTATTTGCTGCTGGTTCTTTAACTAACGATGTATGTGGTGCAGGTACTAGTTTAGCAGTATCACACATATTTGAAGCATTAAGATTGCTTCATGCTAATCAAGCTCCAGCTCCACTTAATTTAGTTTTAGGAACACAGCAAACATGGGGTGCTAAAGGTTTAAGCACTATCATAGCAGGTGCTGCTGCTCCTACTGCAACTAATATGTTTGGTAGATCAGAAGCTGGTCAAGACTTAGCTATGAATGGCTTTGTTACTAAATTCGCAGGTTTTGATGTTTACTCAACACCTGAGATTATTGAAGATGGTAGTAACGATGAAGCAGGTTGTGCTTTTAGTGCTGGTGCATTTGGATTTGCAACAGGCTCAGGTGGAATCATGTCTATTGAAACACAAAGAGATGCTTCTAAAAGAGTAACTGAATATGTAGGAACTGGTGTATGGGGCGAAACAATGATTAAAGATTTGTTCGCTGTTAGTATGACATCAGATGTTAGTTAATAGTTAATTCATAATAGTTTATAAGGGCAGTTAATCTGCCCTTATATCCATAAGGAGATAAAATGTCAAGAATTTATTATAAAAAACCAAATGGTGAAGTATTTGAGTTTGTAGCAGGAAGAGTACAAAAATCTTCTTGTGATAGAAAATATATAATGTGTGATGCAGATGGAAAAGAAATTAAAGCAGCACCAAAAAAAGAAGTTAAAAAAGCTAAAAAAGAACCTGAGGTAAAAAATGGCAAATAATTATAGTAATTTTGAAATTATAAGAGTTACACCTACACTTGATACAAGTGCTTATGCAGATGGAGATGTATTATTTACTGCAACAGAAATACCTAATGCAGTTCTAGGTAAAGGTGGTTGCTCTAAATTAGTTGGGGGTTATGTTTTTGATAAATTAGATAGTAGTAGTGATATAACATTTGTTTTTACTGAAGGTAGCACTGCTCTTGGAACAATAAATGCAACTGCTAATATATCTGATGCAGATTTACTTGCTAATAATATATGTGGTATAAGTAAATTAGATAATGACCAAGCATCAACAGGTAATAAGATTGACACTTCAAGAATACATCAAATGTTACCTGCTTCTTTAACAGGAGAAAATACTCAAGATTTAATGTTATTACAGGCAGCATCAGATAGCACAAGTGTTTATGTTCAAGGTTTATTAACTTCAGCAACTACTCCTACATTTGCAGATGGCGATTTACAGTTAATACTTCATATAGAAAAATAATGTCTGAAGTTCAAAATGGTAAAGGCGATTCATACAGGATTCCTGTTACTGATAAGAAGTATAAAGAAAATTATGACAAAATTTTCAAGAAAGAAGAAAATGAGTTTAATAGAGAGTATTAAGCAACACGAAGGTTATGTAGGCGTAGTCTATAAAGATAGTTTAGGGATTGATACTATAGGTTATGGATTTGCAATAAAAGATTTAGAATTAGATGAGGACATCTGCCAGATCATTCTTGAAAGAAAAATAAAAGCTCTGCAAGATATGATCAATTTAAAGTTTTCTTGGTATATTTATATGCCTCAAGAAATTAAAGATGTTGTTATGGAGATGTGTTATCAATTAGGTGTAGGAGGCTTTTCTAAGTTTAAGAAAACAATAGCCTATTTACAAAACAAGCAGTTTCACGATGCTTCAGAAGAAATGCTTGATAGCCTTTGGGCGAAACAAACACCTAATAGAGCAAAAGAATTAAGTAATAGAGTAAAAGAGATACATTGATAGATAAAGGTGTTGTTAAAAGAGTAATAGTAACTCCAGACAAACATTTTCCTTTACATGATCAACCTGCTATAAATTGTCTTAAAAAGACTATAGAAATAGTTAAGCCAGATGCTTATGTTGATTTAGGTGATGTTGGTGAGTGGCACTCATTTAGTGCATGGAGATTTAAAAGAAAAAAAGCACCACCATTAGAGTATCTTATAAAAGATTTTGAACAAGATGTAAAAGATGTTAATGCTGGTATGGATCAGGTTGATGAATCGTTAGATAAAGCGAATTGTCACGAGAGATACATTACAGAAGGTAACCACGATAACTGGTTAAACTTTGCTGTAGAAAAGTATCCTTACATACCTCAATATAAGTTTGCTAATGCAGTTGATTTACAAGGCAGAGGATATAAATATATTCCCTTTGGAAAACACTTAAAATTAGGTAAATTATACTTATATCATGGACATTTATATGGAGGTCAGTACCATACTTCCAACCATTTAAGAAAGCTTGGTTGTAATATTATGTATGGGCATTGGCACGATCTCCAACAGATGTCTGTTACCCATAAAGACGGTCCTAAGTCTGCTTGGAGTATCGGATGTTTGAAGGATATGAAAGATGAGGCAAACTCTTGGCTTGGTGGTAGACCGATTAACTGGGCACATGGATTTGCGATAGTAGATTTTTTTAAAGGTGGATTGTTTACAGTTCACATTATACAAATAATAAATGGTAGAACTTCGTTGTGGGGTGAGTTAATAGATGGGAATAAGAAATGATAATACCTAAAATGCTTATAAATGCAGTAG